CTGTTATTGATGCTGCTAAACATAAACTCGACTATACTGCGGCATATAAAGAGTTCAATATACAGGAACTTGAAAAGAAGTACCAGCCTAAACCGGATAGAGAACATGGTAAGAAATATGGTGGTGCATCTACCCTCATTTCAGCGGCTAAGGGTCAGAAACGAATTACTAAGCGTAAAGAGATAGGTATTGACCCAGAGACTGGTGAGATAAAGTATCTCGAAACCCCCGATATATACAGTAAACCAGTCATAGACAGAAAGACTGGTGAGGTAACGGGGTGGAAACAACACGAACGTATGCAGACCAGTACCAAGATGTACGAGGCTAAGGATGCCCATACCCTATCATCGGGGCATCCAATGGAAGAAGTTTATGCTGATTACGCAAATTACATGAAAGCAATGGGAAATGAAGCTCGTAAAGCATCACTTACTGCTGGTAAAGAGGAGTATAAACGTAACCCCTCTATAGTAAAGGCCTATGAGAACGAGGTAAACTCCCTTAAGGCTAAGGTAATGGATGCTAAGAAGAACAAGCCCCTGGAACGCCAGGCTCAGCTTATAGCTAACTCCATTGTTGATATGAAGAAGTATGATGCTAAACAGTCTGGTGAGGAGCTATCTAAGGATGAGATAAAGAAACTCAAGAACCAGGCCCTTAAAGACGCCCGTAACCGTACTGGAGCTTCTAAACATCAGGTTTATGTATCTGATAAAGAATGGGAAGCAATTCAAGCTGGTGCTGTTGGTAAATCAGGTATTGAAGAGATTTGGAAGAATGGCGACCAAGATAGACTTCGTTCTCTTGCTATGCCTAAGGAAACCAAAGAGCTTGCACCAAATCTTGTTGCTCGTATACAGCGAATGGCTGGTAAATACACACAAGCTGAGATTGCTAAGGCTCTTGACATTAGTACATCTACAGTTAATAAATACTTATGAAAGGAGAGTTGATTTATGGAACGTGAAGTTGCATTAACAACGATTGACAATCCATATGACCCAATAGAGGACTATGACAATTGGCGTGCTTTTGATTATCAGCATGGTTATTGTTGTGATGAATTTGTCGCTCGTTGTTTAAGAACTTCTTCTGATTTTCCTGATGAAATGATTGAAGATGATTATGAACGTGCAATTGATGAAATAATTCAATTTGATTTCACAGGTATGTATGTCAAAGTTGTAAAAGAGGGTAGAGGGGGGGTAAATCGCAACCACCCCCGCCCCCTTATCGTCGGGGCTCTTTGATTTTTCTCCGGCGGGATATTTTGGGACTTTAGCCTTACTTTCAGGGAGCCGTTGCAGACAGTTCCCCTTTACGGATTACGTGGTTTTGCTCCTTTCGCCTTCAAAAGTTGATAGCCTCCTAAAGTAAGTTACACCTTCATATGGACCTTGCGGCTCCTTGAAAGTAGGGTTAAAGTCTCTCAATAACTATACAATGTTTAGTAAGGAGGTGACAACCATTGGGAAAGTCCAAACAAATAGAGCAAAACGAAAGACGACATTCTCGTCCGCCTGCTATCTCACCCGAAGCAAGGGAAAACCAGATGATCTCAATGGCTGTCAACCTTGCTGAACAACAATTACGAGACGGTACGGCGTCTTCCCAGATAATTACGCATTACTTAAAGCTTGGTACAATGAAAGAACAACTCGAACTTGAGAAAACAAGAGCTGAAGTTGAACTTATGAAAGCCAAAGCAAAGGCGATTGCTGATGCTGAGGAGAAAGATGTTATGTACAAGAAAGCAATCGAGGCAATGCGTATCTATCAGGGTGTTGGAGGTGAGCACGATGAGGAGAACATATTCTGAGTTAGTGCAATTACCAACATTCACAGAAAGACTTCGCTATCTATTACTTGACGGTACAGTTGCCGCGCCGACTTTCGGAGCTAACCGATATTTGAATCAGAAACTCTATCGTTCACCTGATTGGCAAAGAGTACGACGACTCGTAATCATAAGAGACGGTGGTAATGATCTTGGTGTAGAAGGATATTCCATAGAAGGAGCAATCCTGATACATCACATCAACCCCATCACAGAAGAGATGATACTGAATGCAGACCCAGAAATCTTTAACCTGGACAATCTCATTCTAACAACCCGAAACACACACAACATCATACATTACGGAGACGCAGGACTAATCAAAGAAGATTGGAAACCGCGAACCCCTAATGACACAATACCTTGGAGGTAGTTATGACAAAGATGAAGATTGTCGGATGTCATGAACTTGGTATCCGTAAAGACCCATCTGACACCGACTACTCCAGTGAAGTTATCGAAACCGTAAAAGCTACCGATGTACTCGAAGTTGATACAGAAGATACCAACTGGAGCTGGGATGGAAAGGAGTTCTACAGAGTAAAGACTCCTTCTGGCAAAGACGGATGGGCAATAGCTTCTGCACTTAGACCAGTTTAAAGGAGGAAATCTGATGAAGTCAATACTTAATAGTGTAAAGAAATACTGCGGCGTCGACCCAGAATACGATGTATTCGACGACCAGATTATCCCTTTAATAAATTCCTATCTGAACGTTGTAAATCAGCTTGGTGTCGGTTTGACAGGATTCACAATTGAAGATGCAACCGCTACATGGGATGATTTCATAGTAGACAAGCCTAACACTCTTCATTTCGTAGAAACCTTTGTGAAGATAAGAGTAAGACTTGCCTTCGATCCGCCATCAAACAGTTTTGTAACAAACGCTTTAAAGCAGGAAGCTGATGAGATGGAATGGAGACTCAATGTTCAGGTAGACCCTGGGGATTTCCCAAAGAATAGTGTTGACCCATAATGGGATTCATCTACTATAACCCAAACCCGAAAGGTAAAGATACTGGAGATTGCGTAATAAGAGCGTTAACGCTTTTGTTCGATAAGACATGGTATGAAATCTATCACGACCTTTGTAATAAAGGTTACGATATTTGTGAATTACCATCGTCTAATAATCTTTGGGGTCAATATCTGCAAGAAAAAGGTTTCAAACGGTTCCCGTTACCAGATTATTGCCCAATATGCTATACAGTCGCTGACTTCTGTAGGGAAAACCCAACAGGCGAGTTTCTGTTAGCATTGAATGAGCATGTGGTTTATGTGTTGAACGGGAATTACTACGATAGCTGGGATTCTGGTAATAAGAACCCTCTAAAGGTATGAGTCCTAATACTTATCCCCAGTCTTATGGTGGTATGAGTATGGGATACCCTCAGGACATGAGGATGATGGACAGAAGCTGGGATAGCTACAACCGTTCTATGGCTAATTATGAGAATAACAGAAGCAACCATAGCATTAGTGATAGAATGATTGCAAGTCTTGAACAGCAGATGAACATGGCTCAGACTGATTACGAGCGTCAGCAGATTCTGGCTGAAATCAAACATATCAGAGAAAATCAAAGTAAGTAAAAGGAGGAATGACGTATGGCAGATTTCGCTATTACTTGGGACGCTGAAGGCGAGAAGCTCTACGAGACTGGTGTCGACAGAGGCGTTCTTTATGTGTATGATACCACAAATCACAGATACGGCGACGGTGTAAACTGGAACGGTCTTACATCTATCAATGATTCACCCTCTGATGCTGATCCTACAGACCTTTGGGCTGACAATATTAAGTATCTTTCAATTCGTGCTGCCGAAGAGTACGGCTTCACAATCAACGCTTATACATCTCCTGAGGAGTTCGATCCGTGTGACGGCATGGCCACACCGATTAAGGGCGTTCATATCACACAGCAGAACAGAAAGATGTTCGGTTTCTCTTACCGTTCACTCATCGGCAATGATACCGAATACAATGAGCATGGCTATGAAATTCATCTTATGTATGGTGCTACTTGCTCACCTTCTGACAAGGACAGAAGTACAGTAAATGACTCACCTGATGCTGTTGAGTTCTCATGGGAGTGCACAACTACACCTGTTCCTGTGGGCGGTGACTTTAAGCCAACAGCACATATCGTTATCAAGTCAACAGAGTTCACGACAACAGAGGAGAAGGCTCTTCTTACATCGTTTGAGGAGATTATTTACGGCAAGGCTGCTTCTGGTAATGATCCGGCAGTCGCTCCAAGTCTTCCTCTTCCAGCAGAAGTTATTCAGCATTTCGGAGGACAGGCTTCCGGCTAATCTAAACAAAGAAAACGGTTGCCCTGTGTTAATTCATGGGGCGCCGTACTTTTAAAAATAATTCAAAATGAACATATTCGAAAAAGTAAAACGTGGCTGGAATGCGTTCAATGGACGTGACCCCACTCATATGAGAATGCCATCTGGTGTTGAGGTTTCTTCGTTCAGGCCTGACAAACAGCGTGGCGTGTTCTTTTACAATGACAAGACATTCATCTCCTCTATCAAAAACCGTATCGCTATGGATGTGGCTCAGGTTACATTCCAGCATGTTAAGGTTGATGAGAATGACCGTTATGTCGAAACAGTCAACTCTACGTTAAACGATATTTTAACGCTTGAAGCCAACAAGGACCAGACGGCACGAGCATTCATACAGGACATTGTATACTCAATGCTGGATGAAGGAGTCATTGCCATTTGTCCAACGATAACGGACGATGAGCCACGAGACGCCAGTATCAATTCTGATGACATAGTTGCCATGAGAGTTGGTAGAATTGTTCAGTGGTATCCAGACTTTGTTCTTGTTGATCTTTACAATGAACTGACTGGTCGTAGAGGACAGATTCTCTATCCGAAATGGCAGGTTGCTATTATAGAGAACCCACTCTACGTTATAATGAACGAACCAAACAGTATCTTAAAGAGACTTCTCCGTAAGTTAACGCTTCTGGATGCTGTTGATGAACAGTCATCATCTGGTAAACTGGACCTTATTATCCAGCTTCCGTATGGCTTAAAGTCCGCTGCGAAAATGCAACAGGCTGAAACACGTAAACACGACATCGAAATGCAACTTTCTTCATCCAAGTACGGTATTGCCTACATAGACGGTACTGAGAAAGTTACACAGCTCAATAGACCAATCGAGAACAATCTGATGAATCAAATCGAGTATCTGACCAATACATTATATGGTCAGCTCGGTGTTACTCAGGCGATTTTCGATGGTACGGCCGATGAGCAGACGATGTTGAATTACTACAATAGAACTATTGAGCCCATCGTTTACACAATTGTGGACGAGTTTAAGCGCAAGTTCTTAACTCAGACCGCACGTACGCAGGGACACTCTATACTGGCGCGTCGTGACCCATTCAAGCTTACTCCAGTATCGCAAATTGCCGAGATAGCTGATAAATTCACGAGAAACGAAATTCTCACATCTAATGAGATTCGTTCTAT